TCTACTAATGCTGATACATTTGATCGAAAATCATTAGCTGCTAAAATGGGATACGGTGATGTGGCGCAAACTAGTACCCCATCAATACAAGAAATGGTACCTACAAGGAATACAAGTGGTGGTAGAACAAATAATCAAGACGTGGATCCATCAGTAGCTAAAGCATTAACACGTGATTATAGTGAGCTAGTAAAAAAGTTTAAAAGATAATTATGGCAAACTTATTTGACAGAGACGATATTGCGTTAGGTATTAAACTACCATTTGGTCCCGGTCAATCTAATTTTGCATTAAATTACACCACGCTAGATCAAGCTAAGACTGATTTAGTCAACCTATTATTAACCCATAAGGGTGAGCGATTCATGCAACCTAATTTTGGTACTAACTTAAGACGGTTTTTATTTCAACCAAATACAAGTAATATAGAGGGTGAACTTAGGAACGAAATATTAGATACAATTAAAAAATGGTTACCGTTCATCAAAGTAGGTACTCTAAAGATACATAGAGATATTCAAGATATTAATCAATACACAATTAGAATAGCGTTAGACGTTTCAGTCATAGATGATATTACAAAATTCAGCAACATTACCTTTGTATTCGGATCAGATGGAACAGTACTAGTAGAGAATATATAGGAATCATATGTCATACGTAAACGAAAAAATTTCAAAGGATATAAAATATACTGGTAAGGATTTTCCAACACTTCGGAAAAATCTTATTAATTTTGCTAAAACATATTACCCTACAACCTTTAATGATTTTAATGAGTCATCACCTGGTATGATGTTCCTAGAGACAACTGCATATGTTGGAGATGTATTAAGCTTTTATCTAGATAAACAATTTAAAGAATCATTACTACCGTATGCAACAGAACGTAAGAATATCACATTACTAGCACAAGCTTTAGGCTATAAACCTAAACAAGCAGTAGCATCGCTCGTGGATGTTGATATATACCAAACAGTGCCTTCAATAGGAGCTGGTAACCTTAATGTACCTGATTTTAAATATGCACTAGCTATTCAAGGCGGTATGCGAGTTAAATCAAGTAACGACACCTCTTTTAAGAGAGATCTACCTATAGACTTTTCTGTATCAGGCTCAAGTAACCCTACAGATGTATCAGTATTCACTACTGATGAAACAACAGGGGAACCGACATTTTACTTACTAAAGAAACGAGCGTCCTTTCAATCAGGTAATAAAGCTACACAAACATTTACAGTTACCTCACCACAAGCTTATCTACAATTACCACTAAGTAGAACTAACATTATATCAATTGATAAAGTTACTGATTCTGACGGTAATGAGTGGTCAGAAGTTCCCTTCCTAGCTCAAGATACAGTAGCTAAACGAATAACTAATAATCAATACAATGATCCCACGCTTACTCAGTATAACGCAGAAACTCCTTACCTGTTAAAACTAAAAAAGACATCTAAACGATTTACATCTAAGATTAGAGAGGATGGTAAAATGGTACTTGAATTCGGTTCAGGTACATCAACTCAACCTGATGAAGAAATTGTCCCTAACCCAATTAACGCTGGATCATTACTACCTGCTGCAACAGCTATGAGTAATACATTTATTGACCCATCCAACTTTATGTTTACGAAAGCGTACGGGGAAGCACCAGCTAATACAACTCTAACAGTTGAGTATAGTATTGGTAAAGGTGTAACAGACAACGTCTCTGCAGGTGAAATTACGAGTATAGACTTTATTCAATATATTAGTGAAGGAGTAGGGTTAGATAACACTCTATATAATAGTACACAAAATTCGGTAGCAATTACAAATCCAACACCAGCTCAAGGAGCTAGAGGACCTGAAACAGTAGAGGAGATTAGAAATAACGCATTAGCATTTTTTAATGCACAAGGTAGGGTAGTTAGTAAGGATGATTATATGATACGAACACTAACTATGCCATCAACATACGGTTCAATAGCGAAGGTATACGCAACTCAGGATGAAAAGCTAAACATCACTCCAGAGAGTTCAAGAATACGTAATCCATTTGCAGTGAGTTTATACACTTTATCATATAACGATAATAAACAGCTTACACTCACAAATCCAGCTACTAAAGAAAATATTAAAGAGTATCTATCACCATATCGCTTGCTAACTGATTCAATAACAATTAAAAACGCTCATATTATTAATATAGGTATTGATTTTGAGATAATGACTTTACCTGGATTTAGTAGTAACGAGGTATTACTTAAATGTCTATCTCGTATAAAGGCTATGTTTAATATTGATAAATGGCAGATTAATCAACCTATAATATTAGCTGACTTTTACACTGAACTCGCATCGATAGTAGGCGTTCAGAGTATTATGAAAGTAGAGATATTTAACTTACATGACGCTCAATCTGGATACTCTGGTAATATTTATGATATCACACAAGCGACTCGTAATCAAGTAATTTATCCATCACTTGACCCGAGTATCTTCGAAGTAAAGCATCCTAACTCTAATATTAAAGGTCGTGTGATAAACCTCTAAGAGAAAACTAATGATAAAATCCACATACTCTATTAATGATACAACTATATATGAGCAATCAAGCAGTATGAATGCTGGTATTGACTCGCTTTTAGAGTTAACTAAAATATCATCATCTGCAGGAATATTTACCTCACGTGTATTAATTAAATTCCCTCTAGAAGAAATAAGCGCATCTTACGCATCTGGTAAGATTCCTAACCCTACATTTTTTTTAAATCTATACCAAACAGATGTAATTGAAACACCACAAAAGTATTCATTAGTTGTCTACCCTGTTTCACAATCATGGGAAAATGGTACTGGTAGAGCACTTGAACCGACACAGAATAATAAGATTACACGAACAGGAGCATCCTGGGAGTATAGGAGCAAGCAAAATAATAGCGCGCAATACGTTGCTTCTAGGGATACGCAATGGACCTCTCGATCACTAGATGTAGATTCTACAATAATGTATTCTAATGTTACAGGTGGAGGAACATGGTATAGTAATTATTACGGTACACAATCATTTAACGACGAGTCTGCAGATATACGGATGGATGTAACAGCACCAATATTGTATTTACTTTCTGAAGGTAGAGAAAACGACGGGCTAATACTTATGCGCTCTGGATCACAAGAAAGTGATACTGATGAATATGGTACTCTTAGATTTTTCTCACGAGAGACTAATACAGTATATCAACCTAAACTCGAGGTAGTGTATGATGATTCATCATTTACATCAACTGGGCTAACAGAGCTAACAACGGATGAAGGTGTTGTATTTGTTAAAAATTTAAAGCACGAGTATTCCACTAAGGAAACGCCGAAGATTAGAGTAGTCGGTAGATCACGGTATCCCACTAAAACTTTTTCAACTGAATCTAATTTCAAAAGTATTAACTTCCTACCCACATCATCATATTACAGTATAAAGGATGCTATAACAGATGAGTTTGTAGTACCGTATAGCTATAAAGGTACTAAGCTAAGTTGTGATTCAAACGGTAATTACTTGAATCTCGACATGAACTCCTTCATGCGTGAACGGTATTATAAGTTATGCTTTCAAGTTACACAATCAGATCAATCAGTAGTTATATATGATGAAAATTTTTACTTCAAAGTTAAATAATGGCAGCTAATAGATCAAATACACGGGGCGGGATTAACAGAGCAAGGCAGATTGCTAATCAAGGTACATCACCTTTACAGCAAGCTGCAGCAAATACGGGTAGGACTACATCTACTTCAGCGCCACAACAAGCTGCAAACACTACAGGTGCAACTTCAACAGCTGTATCTCCTCCAATACAACAAGCTAACGGATACCCTAGAATGGAGTTAGGAGTATTAGTATCAAGTCCGCACACAACAGGCCTCGCAGGATCAATTAATGCTGCTACACGAACAGCTAACGAAGGTAAAGAGCCAGCGGTAGTATATGTAAATCGCCTTACTAAAGATGGTGATAATATGAACGATTCTCCTATATCAAGGCCGAATCCGTTATATAAAGTACCTAATCCACCTCCAAAACCAAATCCAGAGAGCCCGAAAACAGAATCTATTATAGCTACAGAAGTAGACAAAATAATAGAAGAATCGAGGGAGATAGTTAAAGAGATCGAAATAAAGAAAGATCCAGCTAGACCTCCTGTTGAGCCATTTCAAGATATAGTTAGACCACCAGTCGCAATAACACCTACAGAATTAATATTAGAGGCTCAGGCTAATTGTGAAAAGGATATCCAATCACCTAGTATTAATATTGTTAATAACTTTAACCCTGTTATAGATTTATCCGCTACAGCTGCAGTATCATCAAGCGCAGCACCTATACTTACAATTGCAGCAGCACTGCAAGGTTGTACAGATCCTGACGCTTTAAATTATGATCCAGCAGCTAAAATAGATGACGCATCTTGTTTATACGAACCAGTAGGTGAAGAGGAGCCTGTAACAGTAGATAACCCGGTAGAGCCAGTCGCCTTACTAATACCTGATACTGTTACGTTTGTTGATTCACATGGTGGTCCTTTATTTGAAGTATTGAAAACAGAGGTAATCAAAACGGAGCAAATTACAAAGTTTGGAGGAGTTGAGGGTGGAGGATTCGCGATACTACCAGACGGAACTAAACTACAAGCTAGTATACAGCTAATGAGTGATATAACACGACCTGCACTCGAAGATAGTGATCTAGTATTAAGCTTAGAAGATAATGACGTTGCAGATAGAAAGAATATACGAGCAGATTTAGGGGAGTTAGCTTCTGACACTAAGCTAGCGTCCGATGAGGAGATTGTGATCATAGGGGATAAAGAGAAGCTGAAAAAGAGTATAGTACGGAGTAACAACGGTATTATATTCCTAAACCTAGAACACAAGTCTTCGTTAAATATTAGCCTACGAAGTCAAGCATTTAATTTTAATCAATATAAGCGAACTATTGATACAACATTCACAGAATTATTAGGGAAACGATAATGGCGTTAGATTACAGTAATACTGGTGATATAGGAGTTGTAAACGGAGAATTACGAGCTCAATACTATACATCAAATAAACTACACCTACTCGATCCAATAAACGGATACCTACAGAGTCCATCATTCGGTATTAGTGAATTTGATAGAGTAGAGCTACACGTTTATGATATTGATAAAAATCTACTCTCATCTAATCATAAAGTTGACGGCTGGTCGATAGATTCGGATAGTGACGGTGCACCTCAAGCAAACATAAATATAAATGCAGATCTCCGTGATGCAGGATATAATCAAGGTGTATTTAATGTGGTTTATAATTTTCATAGAGATGCAGCTGGAGCTCCAATTGGTCCTAAATTTAAAGTAGAAGCAATTAGTAAATCGCGTACAGAAGTGCGACTGATAGCCACTGATTTATTAGAAGACGATACGAGTGACGAGCTTATTGAAACATTCTATAGTAGGTTTCAAAAACTTAAAACTACATCAACTGTGCAAGCTCCATACAATGTATCCGCTATACCAAACAATCCGTTATGGACTAACATGTCAATAAACTTCGGGTTTAATAGAATACACCTTATAACAGCATGGGTAATAGATGATATATTCCCACTTACAAGTGATCAACCAGAGACTATACTTCTTAAATTATTAAACCCTCTCCCGCTAAATATAACACCAGATCAGATTGGTTGGTTAGTAGCTGAAGCCACTCAACCAGCTATAAATCAAGTTCAGTTAGATTCAGAGATAGAGTTTTCAAGTAACACAGTGAGGGGAGCTAATTTCGATCTAGACCTAGACGAAGCACCTCGTGTACAATCTGAATATAAAAGCTATAGTGATGTATTAGGTAGCGACAGTGACGTACAATCTAATCTAATAAATAACTTCAGCTCAAGTCTAGATGGTGTACGATTAAATATTGATTACAGCGTTTTAGAAAACTTCGTACACTTTAGCTCAGCTGAAGCGAGGGTGCAGAATTTTATATATAAATTAAAGCAGATACGTAATTTTGATAACCAAGCTAGGAAGTATGAGTATAGTGAATACCCAGCTAGTGATGTATATATTTATGAATATACCGGTTCACATGGCTCTAAATACGTAAAGAAGTATCAAAAAACTTGGGTAGATAAGAAAGTAACTCTCATTAATAATTTTGATGACTTTGAAAAGTGGTTATATTTTGAAAGCGGATCAAAAGCAAAATATAGTACTAGTAGCGGTTCAAGAGGTGGTGGTGCTAGGGATTGGTCAAGATCATCCCTTCAACCTTATCCTAAACTGTCAGGTTCATTTAAAAATGATTTATGGACAGAGGATTACTTAGACTGGAATTTAGATCAAATATTTGATTGGGCAGTGCATAGTATATTCATCCCTGGACCTAATTACGAGCTATTAAGTTTAAAAAATGCAGAAGCTAGTACATGGATCGCAGATACAGTAGCATCATCTAGTGCATTTGATAAACAGAATCCAAACATATTACAAAAAACAGTACCACAGTATTTAAGCGACACTGGTAAGGAGCAAAATGAAACCTACTTGAGATTTTTAGATCTCGTAGGTCAATCACATGATGTATCTTGGACATATACAAAGTACTTTACTAAATTAAACTCTCGACTACAAAATACAAATTATGAGAATAAAGTAGGTGTTTCTGACGATGTAATTTACCATATCGGAAAATCATATGGAATGAATTTAGTTGAAGGTGATCCTAATCAAGAGCTATGGCACTACAGGTTAGGGCAAAGTAGTCAAGGTATAGTTACTCAAAACAATCCTGCTAATCCAATAAAAACATTATCAAGTAAACAGCGCACATCGGAGGTTTGGAAACGTATTGTTACAAACCTACCATTTTTACTAAAAGCAAAAGGAACAGCTGCAGGGGTAAGAGGTATAATTAACTGTTACGGTATACCTGAACATATACTACCTATTAATGAGTATGGCTCAAGTAAGCGTTCAGAACAGGTAACAAGATATAAAGATCATAAGTTTACATATTGTTTAAACTTCACTAGTCAATCGATAGCAACTAAATGGGCACCGCATAAAGATGTAGTGAGTGCATTAACACCTACTGCAACTACTCCAAACGCTGTAGAGCTTAGAGTCTGGCCGAACCCTACACCTCAAGGTATTAATTCCCCAATAGCATCGTTTAGTCAATCACTATGGCAAGTTAATAACGATATGGGTATCATACTACATAGGAGTCACTCGAATACTAAAAAGGTAAACGGACAACCTGAAGGATTGACAGAGTTTGGTCACTTCGAACTTGTGATGTCACAATCACGTACTGCAACCTCAGTTAATGCAAACCAGATGTCACCAGATGGTTATGTTCATGTTAAAACAGGTAAAGCTAAAATATTTCAAAAAACTAATAAAAAAGAGTCTGGTCAAGGGTGGTGGACCTTATTACTTAACAGGAAATTAGGGTCAACAGTTAACGCTAATCATAGTAGTAGTAGATTTGAATATGAATTATCTGCAGTACGAGCTGAATATGGTACAGTAGATCAACATGTATCTTGTAGCTTACGAGTGACATCAAGCGGTATAGGCAAAGGTCAAGATAACGGATATACATCGGCATCCATAAATAATTCATGGTCAGGTAGTTTACCTAGTCTGAAAACAGCTTATTTAGGAGGATTTGTAACCGCTAGTAATCCAGCGTCATATAATTTATCTATGCATGGATCATTCGGGGATACATTTAACGGGTCGATTCAAGAACTTAGATATTATGCAAACGCATTAAGCTCCTCTACTCTTATAAATCACGTACTAGCTCCAGAGATGTATTCATCTAATATAGGTACTGATAGTTATAGCGAATTATTACTTAGACTTAAATTATCTGAAAAGAAAAATCACTGGTCAGGTAGTGCGGGTATGAATTCAAACTCAGCCTCAGTAATTATATCAAGCACGCAACCTAATCAACACACTGGTAAATATTGGGACACTTTTAAAACTCACATAGTATCAGGTACTGCATTTAACTTCCCTAATTTCGCTAACTATGGTTACGTAGAGCAGAATAGCTATATTGATACACCTGAACTTGGTCCTAATAATTATACCAGTAATAAAATCCGCATAGAGGAAAACAAGTTAATACGTCACTTGAGTAGTGAGGGTAGAGCTGAAGCGCCAAGTTCTGATAAATACGCTCTAGATAGCAACAATCTTGGTGTATACTTTTCACCAACTGATCAAGTTAATGATGATATTTTTAACCATATAGGTGGTCAGCAACTTGATAACTATATAGGGGATCCTCAAGAAGCAAACAGTGATAACTACTCAAGCCTGCATATATTAAATAATAGCTACTGGAAAAAATATACCGGTGATAATAATAAAGCTACATATTTAAACGAGTTAAAGCAGTATGATATGTCTATGTTTACTATGATACATAAGCACTTACCAGCACGAGCTAACTCAACACTAGGTGTAATAATAGAACCGCATTTTCTTGAACGATCAAAAGCTAGAAGTAGAGGTAAGCTAACAATAACTGGAGATACAAAACCTCAGAACATAGCAACTGATGTAAAGTCATTTATAAAAGTAAAGCAAGCTACCACTATTAAATCAGCTAAACCACAGGTAGTACAAGTCGGGTTTACACTACAACCGCAAGTAATTACTGCTAAAATTAAACCTATAACAGTAACATCAACGGGTAATGCATTGTTAAATAAAATCTCCGGTGCACCTCAAGTGGTATCAACAAATATAACGCAAGGACCTGTAACTACAGTAATACCTGCTATAATTAAATCCCCTGCAGGAAAATCTATTTTTAGATTAAGTAATGAGAATAAGGATTCGGTTGCAAAAGGAACTCATGTAGTAACGCAGGTTAACGCTAGTAACGTACCATCACACCTCAGTAATCAATCTTCTGATGGTATTAATGGTAGCGTAAGTGTAACCCGTAAAACAGCTGGATCGACATATAGTTTCAAAAGCTTATTCTCTCCAAAAGGGGTTAATACTCCAATTACAGTTAGTACACCTGATTATAAAGCCTCTGCTAGCTTACAACACATTAGTGAATATACACCATCTGTAACGAGGATGACAAATGTATATCATTATTACTCTGCTAGTATTGAGTATAAAGCTGGAGATGTATCACACGGAACAGCTAAATTAAAAGATGGAGCTAAAAGCTCATCATTTGGAAAATCATACGAAGACGGAGGTTCAGTTAACTTATTTGCATACAGTAAATCACTGAAGCCTGCGCAAGTAAGTGATTATAATCTAGAGAATAGACGATATCAAGGAACACAAATTTCAGCTATCGATTTCAACATAAACAGCTCAGATGATTCACGTGAACCAGTAGTATCTTTCACCATAGGGGATCCAAACATACTTATAAATTCAGATGCTGGATTTGGAGGTAACTTAACAATTGAATAATAACACAGGTTTTTTACATTTACCATATTTATATGTAGATAAATTATACAGAGGATAATACAATGGGATATTTAGACAATACATCAATAACAGTCGACGCTATTTTAACTAAGAAAGGACGTGAAGTCTTAGCTAAAGGAGCAGATGACTTTAAAATAACACAATTTGCTTTAGCAGATGATGAAGTAGATTACGGATTATGGAATCCAGCTCACTCATTAGGTACAAATTTTTACGGTATAGCTATTGACAATATGCCGTTAATAGAAGCTATTCCAGACGAAACACAGACAATGAAGTATAAGTTAGTTTCTTTAAGAAAGAGCACTACACGTATACCTGTTATTACTGTGGCACAATCATCAGTTACATTGGTAGCTGGAGGTGATGCTGTAGAGATTAAACCAAATACATCTAACTTTGAAGGAGGAAATTCAACATTAGGATATACTGCTATCTTGAGTAATTCTGATGTAGCGTTCTTAGAGGTAAGTTCTGCAGTAAAAAGTTTACTGATGCAAGGAGCAACTATTCCTACATTTGTAGGGGATGATGAATCAGCACAATCTGTAACTGCAGTAGGATTTAGCTTCCGAGTAGTCGCTAAAAATCAACCAATCGAAAATAAAACTGCTACTTTAACTATTATAGGTAATGAGACGGGTGGTCGAGTAACTGTTCAAGTGGTTGTTAACAAGCAACAAGTAGCTACATCTGGTGGTAGTTTATAGAATATAGGGAAACAAAATGGCTAATAAAACAAAAGCGCAAATAGAAAAGGAAATTGCAGAAGTTGAGGCAATTCGAAATCAGCTAAAGGAAGAAAAACGGCAAGCTGATGGATTACCATCAACAGCTGATTCTGCAAGAGGGGCAATATTACGAGAAGCTTCAAAATTAGCTAATCAAATAGTTAGAGAGAGGGATTCTTTAGCTCAAAAAACTACTACGGGTAAGATTTACTCTAGATTTGATCCAGGTAATGATATTATATCTAATCGAAAGGAAAAGGTTACTGCAGGGTTATGGTCAAACGGTTCAGGTGAACTAATTACATCATACACATCTTCAGCACAGACAGGTTCAAACGGTGGAAGGTATTACTGGAATGTATATAACAGTGCATCAACAGCAGCAGGTACATCCGTACAGTATGCAATTGCATATGGTAACAAGCAAGGTAGTGGTAGTTTACTAACTAATGAAGATTATCCAACTAAAGCAGTATATACACAGTACGCTAATTTAGTTCTACCTCCTGGTGATACAACATTCACATTTGCTGGATCAGTTGATGAACAGCATGTATATGTTTTAAACATACAAAGAGCTCGCCTTAAAGAGAAGTTAGATCCAGGTAATTGGGAACTTGTATTAAGTGGAAGTCACACACCTGGTGTATTAGGTGACGGTATGACTAATACTCAAGGTGGACACTCTATAACTAAGCTTATCGATAACAGTGGTGGATCAAGCGCTACTATTAAAGACGGTTTAAGGGTATATAGTGTTGTTAGTGGTACAATCGCAAACGGTGAATTAGCCTCTGACACAACAGCTACTAATGCTAATGGATATAGTAAAGGTGGTTACGGATTAGTTTATCCTGATCTCGGGATAGTGGTATTAAATCCTGGTAGATTAGCTCAACGAGGTATTAGACCAGTAGGAGTGATGACTGCATCTAATACTAATAATCAATTTAACAAAACACTATTCTCAGCTATATCTGGAGCTGCAGCACATAACTCTACATACGGGTTCCAAGCTCGTAGTGAAGAAGAAGTTACTTCAACCTTCTATTATATTAGGGTTAAGAATGCAGATTACAACTTCAGTAACAACCCAACATTTACAACAGGTTCATTGGGAGCGCTAAGGCATGCATCAATGATTAAAGATCCAAAAACATATATTACAACAGTAGGTTTATATAATGATAAACAAGAGTTATTAGCAACAGCTAAATTAAGTAAACCTCTTCTTAAATCTTTTGATAGAGAATCATTAATTAAAATTAAACTTGACTTTTAAAGGTAATTTACAGAGATAGTACAGTTTATATAAACCCTTTATATTTATTATAGAGGGTTTTATATTATATAAACCATTACAATATGTCAGTATTTAAAAAAATAGACGTCAACGATAATTCTATCACACCATTCAATGTGTATAAGGATTATAATATAACACCTCTTAACCATACAGGTAGCTACGGCTATGGGGTACAGTTTTTAAGTGGAGTATTTCACTCTCATAGCTTCGGTGACCCTATAAATGGAGTACACATAAACAATGAAGCTACAAATCCTAACGGAACTTATAAAGCTATGATATGGGATAGTGTAAATCATTTATACTATCAACGAGCAGATAAACCTTCAGAAAATTTTGGTGGAAATATACCTGAAAAAGAAACTCGCGACCTTCAAAATATTGCACACGTTATATCTATACCATCCACATTATTTGATTTACGTATAAAACCAGAATCTGTTAACATAACAGATGGGTATATCAGATCAATACCGATAACGTATGAACGAGCTATCAACACCACTCAACACACCACAGTATACAACACCCCAGTAGCATTAGTTGATCATTATAAATTTGAAACTAGTACTAGTAGGTATACAAACTCTGTAGAAGGTCAATTAGATTTAATCCCAGCTCGACCTGGTGATACTGTAGAGCATATGGTAATAACAGGTTCTGGTAAAGTTGGATCCGGTAGCATGCTATTTAAGGTACCTACATATGATTCTGTTACTGTTGACAATGTAACAGTACATCATAATACAGGTAATGGTATACGATTAAAGCATGGATCAGAGTTTAAGGGTACAGTAAAAACTCCTGAAGGGTACTGGGGCACACCAGCTGCAACAACTGCAGACGGAATACCAGCGTATAATATTACTATGTGGGTAAAACCACCAGATCCTATTAGTATGCCAAACGGGGTAACAAAAGCTCCAGGTGTACAGCATCTAATAACTCGCGATAGAAATACATATTTTGAACTCAATATACTAACAGGCTCACTACAGGATAATATAAATAATCCAAAAAAGCTACTACCTCTACAGATGTTCTGGGGAGCTACTGGTAGCAATTGCACTACATCTGAAAGTCGAGCAGCTACAGCAGCAGGCTTCGGGTTAGCAGCAGGTGAGTGGAATTTAATATCACTACAACAAGAATTCTGGCCAGGAGTATACACAGGAACATCTGGTTCACAGTACGAGCAGCTACCACCATGGGGTCACTCAGCAGCTAAAACTACATTGCATATTTATCGACCAGATGAAGATGCAGTTAACGGGTATACACATATTAAACGGATTGGATACGCAACAGCATCTAGAGCTCAACCACATTGGACAAACTTACCAACTCGAGCTATATCAAGCTCAGCGCAGCATAATAGAAGCTGCTACATAGGAGCTTCAGGATCTGTCTCAACAGAGGGTGACTTAGGTAATAGTCCAACATCTAATACTATATTCGGAGCCTTCACTGGATCGATTGACGATGTACGGTATTATGAATCTGCATTAACAGATACTCATATAGATCATTTGTTCCATAATCCATCAATGGATTTGAGGTACACACCTCCTGTAACAGCTTCATTTAATATTATCGATGATGGGTATGGAAATTTAATCGATACTGCTATAATATCCTCCAGCTTTCTTAACTCACAGAATCTAGTCGGGTATTATGGATTTAACGAACTATATACTGTAAAAAATAGAACAAGTTCATCTAGTGATTTAGTGAGCCATCAAGGATTAGGTAAAACTATAATTAAAGATTATAGCACTAATAAAAATGATGGTGTATCTGATAAAGTTAAATTTATACCTGGAATAGCTGTACAGCAACAAAGCGGATCTAGTAGATCTGCAGAATCTACAAATTATTATCAAACTGATATACCTACTGGAATACGTGCAAGTTTTAATAACAGTGGAAGTGTAAAGATACCACATATATCAGATTTGAATCTTGATACTGAGGATGGATTCACCATTAGCTTCTGGATTAAAATTCCTGAAAATCAGATACCAGGAATTAATACAATAACTGGGTCAGGAGCACTATACCCGACAACAGGAATGGGTGGTAATGCTGGTGGTACTTCAGCACCGTGTGTGAACTACCCATCCGGCTCAACTGCAGGTAGAGATTATGTTACATTAATAACTAAATCAGGGTTAATTAGTCAGACGTTAATAAACGCAGCAACAGGGGAAGTAGTTCCGAACCTAATTCAAGGAATTGAAGCAGAGAGTAATTACCCGTATCATATAGAATTAAAAAATACGTCACGTGAAAAAGATAGTAAGGTGTTTGAACCAGGTAATGGTTGTCCTCAAGGTGCACCCCTTAATACTATTGTAATCCGCAGAAAAGGGGTAACAGGAGCAGTATTTCTAGAATCAAAATCATCACTCGTACCTTTAATTGA